CCTCCGGCCAGCCCTTCACCATCCATTTGCGTTCGATCTCCATAATGCATCCCTCTTTCATGCGGTTTTTTGGCATTTCTTATTTATAATAACATGATTTTGTGCTATTGCAAAATCACCCACAAGAAAACTTTCGATTTTTCGATTGTTTTCTTGTGTTTTGTTTCTAATTTGTTACTGATTCATCCTAAAATTTATCATTCCAACAGCAAAATCGTCTCCCGCAGCTGTTCCAATGTTTTATGATTGTACACACGATTACCTACATCTTTCGACTTGTGCCCCATCAGAAGATCAATACATTTACGGTTGGCCTTGGCGTTGTCCAGTGACGTTTCAAAGGTATGCCTCGCTTCGTGCGGGGTCTTGTCTGCACCGATTCTGTCCATGACCTCAGCCCAGCATTCATAATACTTCTGTTTACTCAGTTTCTTACCATCTGCTGTTAGCAGGTATTTATGGCCATGTTGAGCCCACGCCTGCACAAAAGGCAGGATCTTCGGATGGATCGGCACAATACGACCCTTGCCAGCCGCTGTTTTGATGCCGCCCTGAAACGTCTTCTGCTGAAGGTCAACCTGTTCCGTCTGCATGTTCAGCAGTTCCATCAAGCGGAATCCTGTGTAAAGGAACACCAGCACGGTATCGACCCACGGTTCATCCTGTATTTCCCACAGGGCAGCAATCTGTTCCGGCGTAAAAGGCATCCGGCTGGTTTCTGGAACGGGCGGTGCTGTGGTCAGCTGAGAATACATCTTGCTGATGATGTCACATTCAAAGGCAAACTCATCCAGATGCCCCCACAGAACCTTGATCTGAGCCTGTGTGCTGTATCCCCTTCCGCAGTTGTCAATGCAGTCCTGCATCTGGTAGGCCCGGATGCTGCGGTATTTCATACCGTAGTATTTCTGGCAGTGCTTGAAGGCCGACTTCATCGCACCCTGACTGGCCTGCCCCATCTTTGGCAGCTTGATCTTCGCCCAGCGCTGGTACAGGTCCACCAATGTGACCTTGTTCCGGTCGATGCTCCATGGGTTGTCGTTGTACTGAGCAAGGATGATGTTCGCCTGCTCCTCGGTCTCTGCGTAGTCGATCGGTACCTGCTTCCCATGCCCTTCGGCATCGTACACGGTAACTTTTACCACCCACGGCCGTGATCGGTTTCCCTTCAGCTTGGTTACGCAGCCATAATGATTCGGTTTTCTTCTTCCCATGTTTCCACCTCCAAAAGGGTACACTTTGACAAGCCTGCCCTTTTGGGGTATAATCGCATTGCTAGGTGTGCGATGACCCCGTAAGGGCGAGCCGCTTACTTTACGTCCTGCCGGTTGCGCCCGGCGGGGCGTTTTTGTTTTGTTTAGATATTATCAGGATGCCTTCCGACCTTCTGCTTTGCCGCTGGAAATGTAGTGCTCATAGTATTTTGCATTATCATCTCCAAAGGCGGCAACCAGATCCGGATTATTGGCCTTGTAGGCGGCAAGGTTAAATGTACTGCTGCCCTGACGGCCTTCCTTCATGCCGCTGTTCACGAAATGCTCCAGATACTTCCACTGGTTATCCCCGAACAGAGCAGCCAGATCAGCATTGTGCTCTTTGTAATACTGATAATCGTAAACAGGGGCGTATTTGCTGGTCAGCACATAGTAAGGCTGATTCGTCGGGTCGCTTCTGAAGTGACCCGAATACAGGGCTTTCTGATTGACGCTCTCTTTGCTGCCGTCCATATAGATGATATCCGCCTTAGTCACGGCAATCTCGTCGATCGTGCTGTTGTACCAAAGGCAATCCCATTCCACTGCTGCATCGTAAATTGCATTCTGGAGTTCGTCATCTGTCAGATAAGTAGTGGAATCCAGCTGACCCAGCGTCTTGGAATGGTCGATCACAGACAGAACTGAGGACGGCGTGTAGGAATCAACATAATAGGCATTACCGTCCTTGTCCAAAAAAATTCTATGCCCGTTGCGCTCTTCAGCGCCAAAGTAATAATTCGTGGCAAGCTGCTGCTGTGCCTGGAACGGTCCAAAATCTCCCATGGATGCAGGAGAAGTCACAGTGTTTGCGACCGTTCGGTCAAATCTTGTCGGAGCAATCGGCCCTACTACCTGGGCCGTCACCGTCGAACGACCGCTGATCGTGCAGGAAGTTCTATCACCGACCGCATTAAGCGGAACCAGCGTGAACGTAACATATTTAATGGTTTTGTTTGAATTATTCCGGAAGCAGACCGTGGGGCTGACGCCGTCAAAAGCATCGACCGTAAAATAGACGTCGGTGACCTCGACCGCAGGCTTTGCCGCAAAGGCACCGCATGCGAGAATCGTCATCAGCGCCAATGTAAAAACAACGCCTAAAAGCCTTTTTGCTGACTTTTTCATGATTTTCTCCTTTTCTGTTGGAAAAATCCAATTTTTCTGTGGATTTTTCGCAGCTTTTCAGTTGTCAAAAGTTGTTGCGATTAACGTCGAATGGTTGTATAATGTTCTTGAACATAAACCCGATCGGAGGATTGCAACATGACACGACAAGAAACCATCAACGCCATTCTGAAACTGCTGGAAAAAGCCGATTTCCGCCAGCTGCGGCTTGTGTGGGTGTACGCAAGCCACCTGATCGGATGAGCCGCCAGCCACCACGCGAGGGAAGCCTTTACGGGCTTTCCTCTTTTTTTTTCGTCAATTTTTCGGCCATACGTTCCAGCAGCTCCCAGTCCGCCGGGCTCAGGCCTGCCAGCATTTCAACAAAACGCTTTTTAAAGGTGTCACTGTCATCCTTGGTCAGGTCGGCCAGAAAAGCCGCTACCTGCTCCGACTGGGTGTCCTGCACAAACATTTCACCCTCGCCGGTACGCAGCCACGCTTCCCGGACGCCGAACTCCCGGCAGATGTCGCTGATCGTGCGGTCGCTGGGGGTTCTGGAGCCATTTTCAAGCATCCATAAATAATTACGGGAGAGATTGATTCTGTCCGCAAACTGTTCCTGCGTCAAGCCTTCGTGTTTTCGGACGGCTTCGATTCTTGCGTTCATTTTGTTCACCTCCTTTCTGTTCTCTTCAATTCGTATTATATTCCGTAAATCTAACTGTGTCAACATTTATTTTTGACCTTCTCCAAAATCCAGGCTTGAAAAATCTAACAGAGTGTGCTATATTGTTCTCACAAGGTTAGCAAGCCAATGCCAACCAAGTCAACGAAAAGAGGTGAAGAAGATGAAATTCAAAATCTCTCAGGAAGCAAAATCCGCCAGAGTGATTCAAGTCATTGAGACTGTCACTCTGGCGGGAGATGGCACGGATGCGAATCCGGTCTATGAAGTTCACCAGTACTGGACTCTGGACGGTGATCTGCTGGCAAAGAATGACCCGTTCAGCCAGGATGACGTTCATCCTGCTTCTTCTCGTCAATAACGAGGATTTCCCGGTACAGTTCTTCACGCTCGTGTCGGGCAATGTACCAGTCTTTCAGAAGCAGTTCCAGAAGTTTGACAAGCTTTTGGGCTTCTCCGGGGTCGATATCAACGATCAGATTCACATCCTTTTCCATGTGTGCTCCAATGTTTCCCAAGCGCCTTACGCCGTTGAGTACCCGATATTGGTCGGCAGGAATTTTATCTTTGATCAGATCGATCTCTCCGGCAAGGTTTCCGGACGTCACGCCCCAGAAATCCCGAATCATTCCCTGCAGGCAGCGACGCGATAATGTGGCAGATGCTTTTGGACTTGCATCCAGAATTGAGCAGGCTTCCACATAATCTTTTCTGATTGCTTCCGGAATATAGTCTGGCAATGTTATCCCGGTATACGGTGGATAGTTGAACGAAAAAAGTCCCTTGCTGCTGGCAAGCTGTACGGAATATTCATGACAGGATGGACAGTAATGGTAAACCGCTACAATATCAGAAAGTATCGAATTGTATCCATATGGCCCATCGAAATCCTTTTGATCGAAATTATAGCTTATCCTACGTTCTTTCGTATTGTCGGACGCTTCATAGAACGCAACTCCACAATACGGACATTTGTATTTTTCAGACAACTTATAAACATCTCCCTTCCGTCTCAGTATACCGCAGAAGGGAGCACGCCACAACCCACCCGATGATGGCCCGGCGGCACGGGCCGAAACCATTCCGGTGACGCCGCCGGGATGGTCGTGGGAGCCACCCACAGAAAGGAGTGCTGACTATGGCACACAAAAGCAATCCCTTGAATCCCGCCATGTATGGCCTGACGCAGCAGGACGTGGAGCGCGTGATCCGCATCCACAGCATGTGCAAGGGCATGGACGAGGACGCATTTGAGCAGATGGAGACCGCTGCCCAGTCCATCAAGCTGGTCGCCAGCCTGAAGAAGCTGGACGGGCGGCCTGTGGCATGAAAGGAGGAGGTGAAGAAAATGAAAATTGAAATCACTGGCGAGCCCAAAGAAATTGCCGCTCTTGTACTGGCGGTACAGGAGCGGCAGGGTAAAGTTGTTGTTGAAACAACGGATTGGGCTGGCAATGTTGCTGTGGTAACAGAAAAAAGCTGAAAGGGGCGGATGCATCAGTGTCTAAAATCACGTTGGCTTTAGCATCAGTATCCATACTGCTCAATATCGTAACCTGGCTTATCCGCCACAATTGAAAACACTATTTCCTTTTGTGGGGTTTGAACGACAAGCTGCCATTTTCCTGCTGATTGAAAGGTCTTTTCCATATCGGTTGGGAGATATGCAGCAAAATAGCCGCCAAGAGCGCCCTTTCCTTCTAATCGAAAAGGCAATTTTTGAGACTTAACTTCTCCGATCTGGACCGTTTCACCTTTTTGACGGCGTGTCATCTGATAGACTTGCTGCTCTGGAAAGAGAAATTCATATTTTTCACCATCAACCAGCAAGAACATCCGCACGACGGTCAGCGGAGCAGAGGACAGATTTACAAAATTAAAGCGAAACATAGGCTCCGCATATTTTCCGCTTTTGGATAAACAGCAGTAATGGCTTACATAGTCAACCCGGAACGAGCATCGTTTATCCCACAGCGCCCGAAAAAAGTTGTACAGAGACATTCCGAAACCTGCAATTGCAATCAAAAGTGTAATGTTTTCACGATTCCACAGCCAGTTTATGATTTCATTTACAACTTTTACGACATTTTCCATTTTTGCACTTCCCTCCTGATTTCTTTATTTTACCGCAGGAGCGAGGTGCGCACAAGGAGGTGAACCACATGAGCAACAACAAAAAGCCCAGCGAACCTGTGGAAGAGGAACGCTGGGCTGAAATTCTTAGCTAAGTGCTCAACCAAAGATCAGATATCGAAGCAAATACTAACAAAAGTTTTTCCAAGCGGTGTCAACCGGACAATTCCCTTATCAAAGTCCAGTGATTGCACTTTTCTGTCATTGATCTTTGCTTCGCAGGCTTTCATTTGGAGCAACTCGCTTTCCAATATATCTCTCAGTTCATTTTTGATAAATACGTCATACAATTTCTCATCCAACAGCCAACAGTCATAGCGAATTTCTATCAACCCTTGTCGTTCCAATGAACTTAAAGATGTGGCTTGAAGGTCGATGTCTGTGGCATGAATCATCTTAGGGTTCTTTAAAAAGCAATTTGTAAACGCAGCTCTTTCGCCGTCGTTCTCCAGCGTGTATTTATACCTTGCAATCGGAAGAGTTCGACCGCCTTTGAACAGTTCCAAATTTTCAGCGTCCAAAGGAGACATCTGCGCAATCATAGCCGAAAAGGAAGGATGCACCTGACTTTGATATCTTATATCGGCAGAATTTGCAAGCAGATTTTGAAACATCTTTCGGATTTGTGGCTCGTCCATGCAAAATTTTGCATTTTCGACAGCGGGGCCAACCACCTGCATACGAGGTTCAACCAAGCATTCTGCTGGTTTTGCATTCAACTTGTCACTCAGTGATTTTTTAAACTCTTCTAAATCATGTGCTTGTTGCAACCTCATCTTTTCCGCTGAAAAATGGATTTTGCTTGTTGCCATTGCAAGAAGATCTCCAAAAAGAGTTCCAATCTGATTAGCACCGGGGTTCAGAACAGCCTTTACAGGTTCGTCAATGCAACTTGGTACGGCATTGATGTTAAAGGTGTTGCCGCTATTCTTCTCATCACTCATCTTATCATTCCTTTCTTTGGGAGGTTCTATGGACAAACTTATTCTGATTATTAAAATACTCGTCACTGAGCAGAAAGTCAAATTTTATACAGCAGTCTGCCGTGTGTGCGAAAGAATCGAACGTTATATCAAAACACATCGAAAATAAGGAGGTACATATTCACCATGAACGACATTATCTTATCCACCCAGAACGGCGAACCGGTGGCATCCAGCCGGGACGTTGCCAAGCGCTTTGGCAAGGAGCACAAAAATGTAATGCAGGCCGTCGCAAATCTCGTGGCTGAAAATTCAGCCGCCAAATCCATGTTTCACCCCGCTACTTTTGAGAACCGCGGCAAGAAGTACCCCATGTACCTGATGAACCGCGACGGCTTTTCGCTGCTGGCCATGGGCTTTACCGGCAAGGAGGCGGTGCAGTGGAAGCTGAAGTACATTGCCGCGTTCAATGCAATGGAGAAGCAGCTGGCCGCACAGCACAAAGAGCAGCGGGCCGTGCAGGATGCCAACATTCAGAGCGCCATCGACCGGGTGATCGAAGCCCGGAAGAAGCTGGATGAGAACACCGCTTTTCTGGACGAGTGCCGCAAGAACCGCGAGGACAGCAAGGCCAAGTATATGCAGGTCAAGGCCCTGTGCGGCGAGTTCAAGGCTATTTACGGCCAGCATTGCGACACGGTGCGCACCATGGAGAACGTGGTACGCGGCTCCCAGAGCTTCCTTACCAACGCCATCGACAGCCTGACCATCGTTGCCAAAGGCTACCCATTCTACGCCGCCCTGATGGACAGCCTGCTGGATGGGCTGCCCGCCGAAAAGAAGGAGGACACCACATGTTCAAAGACAGATTGAAAAAAGCCATGAAAGACCTGAAACTGAATCAGGTACAGGTTTCCGGGATGACCGGCAGATCCAGAGCATCCATTTGTCAATATCTGGCCGGTGCTCAAGTGCCGCCCGATGCCGTACAGCGCAGTATGGCTGCGGCCCTTGGGCTGGATGTCGAATACTTCACTGCGCCGGATGCGCCCCAGCACACCGATCCTGTCCCCAAACGACACGGCGGCATCCGGCAGCTGAGCCTTAAACAAGCTGCCGCCCTGCTTGGCGTTGACAAGGAAACGGTCGGCAAGGGCTTGCAGCAGGGCGTATTCCCGTGGGGGTACGGAGTCAAGACATCTGCAAACCGCTGGCGCTACATCATCAATGCCGATCGGTTTTCTCAGATCGAAGGCGTTGAAATTCAGGAAGGAGAATCCGCATGAACGCAAAACTTTACATCGACAGCGAAGCATCCACCATCCGAGCCGAAGGCAACGTCACGGAAGTGCTTGACTGTCTGGCCTCTGCAACCGCTCAGATTCTGAACGCCTATTTTCCCACTAGGAACGACATGCGCCTGGCAGGTGTCGCAACGCTTACCTACAAGACAATTGATGCCCTTGCTTATACGGAACCTGAAAAGGAGGACACCGATGAAGATTAAATCTGGCGTTTGGTACTGGCTGGCAATGGCCTGCTTTGTGGTAGGCCTGCTGTACGGCATGGGCGTTGAGGGCACTGCCCAGACACTGGGCACCGTCTCGGACGGCGCGTTCATCACGGCCATGGTGCTGATCCTGTTGGCGGTGTTCTTTGCCCGACTGGGCTTCTACGCCGCCGATCAGGAGAAAAAGCGGAGCAAGAAGGTGCACCAGCAGCCCCGCAACACCGTGAAGAGCGGAAGGAAGGTTGGCTGAACATGAGCGACTTCAAGACCTACACCCGCATCTGCGTGGACTGCGGCAAGGTGCTTAACAATGTCGGACGCTCCGCTCAGCGCTGCCCCGAATGCGGCAAAAAGCACGCCAACGCCCTGAGCCTTGAATGGAATCGTCGGCGCGATGAAGAACTGCAGGCCCAGCGTCAGGGCCTTGCCGCTGAGCGCAGCAGCCTTGCCCTGCACGCCGAGGTCCGCGCTGCGGAAGAAGCCGGTCTGAGCTACGGCAAGTACATGCTGCTGAAAATGCAGGCAAACAAAAAGCCCGCCGGTGCGCCAACACCGACGAGCTGCAAGGGATGATGAGTTTGAACGACTTCATCACCCCGATGATATCACAAAATCGGAGGTTTTTACAAGAAAATGAACGCAAAAAATAAAAACGCACTGCTGGAGCACATCAAAAACGCGCCCGAATGGCAGTCCGCGCTGATCTACGAGCAGCTTGCTGCCCTGAACAAAGCAGCAGCCGACATCTCCACCGGTACTTCCACACTGGAGCAGGGCTTTGCCGACGGCAAGCTCCGGCCCGACCGCTATTACTGTTCCGACAGGGTCTTCCGCCGGGACTGCAACACCGGCGTTCTGGACAGCATCGCGTCCGCCCTTGGCAGGGCTTTGGCGGCGCTGGAAGTTCTTTCCGCCCTGTCCGATGCATTCCAGCGGGAGTACCTCTCCAGCGTCGAAATCTCGCAGGGCATCTACTACAACGAGCTGGAAAAGCTCTGCCTCAGACATGGGTACACGAAGGAGGATAACACATGAAAGGCATTCTGATCGAACCGGGCAAGGGTCCCGTGATCACCACCCTGCCGGATACGCTGCAGGGCATTGAAGCATGGTTAGGCGGGCACGCTGACCAGAAATATTTCTCCCGCACGCCTGCCATCCTGATGCACAGTGCCGCAGGCCGGGAGCCGAACCGCATCTGGCGCGGCGAGGTTCTTTGCGGCACTCTTCTGTGCTACGGCTGGCGCGGCGGCCGCCTGCAGCCCCTGAACAAGGCCCTGCAGGCTGAGCTGCTGGACCGCCTCAAGGACACGGAGGTGCGGGTATGACGGACTACACCATCAGCTGCAAGCTTTCCAACGAGACGGTTTATGCCTGTTACCGCGGCCGGTTCTGGCGCTGGGACGGCAGCATTTGGAAAGAAAGCCGCATCATGACGCATAGATTTGAGCTGGCCAGAGCGGCAGACAAGAATCTGACTCCGCAGGCATTCCTGACCAACGGCGCGGAGTTCGCCCCACTGGACGAGTATGAAATCGACTGCGCAATGCTGGACGCGTTGGAAAATGCCAAGCCCTGCAAGAACGCGCCCATCGAACCGATGAAGGAGGAATCAGAATGTCAGACGTCGACCCCCGCGACATCCCTGCAGAACTGCGAATCGGTCCCTGCCGCATCGGCGGGCGGTTCTTCTGCGCCGATGCCTTCGGCGCCCGGTTTTGACTTTTCCGCTCTGGGCGACCTGTCCGAACAGGCCGTGGAGACCGATCAGCAGTTCGACCTGCACTACGGCACCGCGCAGGATGAATATCTCATTTCCTGCATCTACGTTGCCAAAATGCACGCACTGACGGCCAAGGCTGGCCGCTATGGCGGCGGTACATGGACAAAGTGGTATGAGAGCAAGGGCATGAGCGAGGGCAGCGCCCGGACAATGACCCAGAACGGAGATGCTTTTAAATCCGCAACTGTTGCGGATTTAAAATTACTGCCGTCCATCTCCCGCAAAGACTTGAACCTGATTGCCCGCTCCGGCTGTGCGGAACAGCTCACCGCAGCCGCCGGAGACAGCCAGCGGGTGCAGGAGCTGCTGGCCCAACTCAAGGCCGAGAAAGACCGCGCCGACTCTGCCGAAGCCCATCTGGAAGCCGCCAACGCCGACATCAACGGGCTGGCCGAACGTGTCCAAAAGGCCGAAACCGAACGGGACAAGGCCCGTGCTGACCAGCTGAGCACCGCCAAGGATTGCAACCGGCTGGGTCTGAAGGTCTCACAGGAAAAAGACCGTGCCGACAAGGCCGAAGCCCGGGCCAAGAACGCCGAGGATGCTCTCAAAAAGCAGCCCATCGTGGGCGTGACTGACCCGGAAGAAGTCCGGCGGCAGGCGGATGCCCTTGCCGCCGAAGCAAAGACACAGGCCCGCAGACAGGTCGAGGACGCTCAGCGCCGGGCTCGTGAAGCCGAAGCCAGATATCAGAAGCTGCAGCAGGATGCAGACGGCTTCCTTGCGCCGGAGCAGTCCTGTGCCCAGCAGGCAAAGATCATCGCTGATTCCATGCGCAGCATGTATCTGGGCTGGTTTGGCCTTGCCAGCACCACCGGCACCCCGCTGGCCCGCATGGCCGTGCCGATCTATCAGGTGTGCGATGAAATTCGTGAATCACTGGAAGAAGATACCACCATCAACCCCACTGCGGAGGGCAGTGTGGAGGACGCAGAACGGGAGGCGTTGTTTGAATGAGATTTGACACAAAAGCATTGCTCAAACTGATGAAGCAGAGCTGGCGGGGCGGCGGCGTGAAGATCCAGCGCACCGAGCACCGGGGGCTGTGGGATTCCTTTTTCATCACCGGCGCGGGCTGGGCGCTGCTGATCCCGAAGGAAAACTGCCCCGGCGAGATTGCAGGCCAGATCGTTACATGGCTGGCGGACATGCCCAAGATTGGCGAATCCAAGTGGGTGGTCAAGGGCTGCGACCCGCAGGACATCCCCGAGGACGACCGCACCATCGATATCAGCCGCTACACCACCGGCAATTATGAGACCGGCATGGCCTGCCTGCCGCTGTGCACCGCCACAGATGCCCTGATCCAGTACGGCGCAGACGACCGGGCCGCAGCGTTCCCTCTGGACGCTTTTGCCGTGGTGCAGGCCGGTGCGAACCTCGGCTTTCTGGATACGGAGGCCGGCATCGCCTGCTGGAAAGACGAAGACGCCCACGGCCTGTTCTGGCTCTGTGACAACGCGGGAAATGTCCCGCAGGACGTTCTGGACGCCGTGAAACATTTCACCCCGCAGAAACACTAAGGAGGTATTTTTATGGTTGAAGTTACCCGTGCAACCCGCGAAAAATCCAAGCTGCGCATTGCGCTGGCCGGTGTGTCCGGCGGCGGCAAAACGCTGGGTGCCCTGCTGCTGGCCTCCGGCCTGACCGGCGGCGATTTCTCAAAGGTCTGTCTCATCGATACTGAGCACCGGCGCGGCGAGCTGTACGCCAACCGCACAGATCTGGGCGTCGGCGAGTTCTGGTACATCGAGCTGAAAGCGCCCTACTCTCCGGAGCATTACAAGGAATGCGTGGATGCCGCCGTGAAGCAGGTCGGCCCGGACGGCGTGGTCATCGTGGACAGCCTTTCCCATGCATGGAGCAACGCGGGCGGCGTGCTGGAGATCAAGGCCGACATCGCTGCGAAACCCGGCAAGAACAGTTACACTGCGTGGGACGAGGCCGGACGCATCCAGAACGATTTCATCAACTATCTGCTGTCGGTCAACTGCCACACCATCTGCACCCTGCGGGTCAAGCAGGATTATGTCCTCACCGAGAACGACCGCGGCAAGCAGGTGCCGGTAAAAGTGGGTCTTGCTCCGGTGCAGCGGGACGATGTGGAGTATGAATTTGACATCATGTTCACCATCGGACGGGACCACATTGCCACCACCAGCAAGGATGTGACCTTTCTGGACGGCTTCGGGGCGGTCATCACCTCGGATCTGGGCAAACAGCTGGCCGAGTGGGCCAACGACGGCAAGGAGCCGACCCGCTGCGAGGAGTGCGGGCGGCTGGTATCGGCCACCAGCAAAATGACCATTGACCAGCTGGCCGATTACACCCGCAAGACCTATGGCAAGTGCCTGTGCGCGGCCTGCGCAGTCAAGCTCGAAAAAGCCCGCCGTGCCGCTGAGAAGGAAAAGGAGACCGCCCATGCGCCCCAGTGATACCCGCACCCGCCAGAAAAAGGACCGGTTGCAGCAGGCCCGCAACGCCCGGGGCAAGGTCTGGCAGAATGACCTGCTGGACATCCTCTGCGGCATCCCAAAGGTCTGGTGCAGGGGCTGGCCTGCTGACTATTCCGGGCAGCCCTACGACATCGAGGCCACCATTGACGGCCGCAGCTGGGGCATCGAGTGCAAGCACATCGCCAAAGGCAGCCTGCCCTTTTCGGCCTTCCGCCCCAATGAGGTGGAGAATCTCTCCCGCAAGGAGGATGCCGGCGGCATTGCGGTGGTGGCGGTGCGCCGGGACAGCCCTGCCGTGGACTGCTACTTCCCGTGGTATTACATCCGCGACCGCATCGAAAGTGGCGAGCGCGGCAGCGTGAAGCTGGAAAACCTGCCCACCGACATCCTGAACGTTTTGGAGGTGGTGCACCCGTGATCTACACACTGGACGGCGAACTGCACCTGCAGGACGTGCCGACGCCGCTGCTGCACAAGCTTATCCGGGAGCTGACCGTGCCGAACCCCAAGTACACGAACGCCCTGCGGCTGGGCAGACCCACCTACAACATCCCGGAGACCGTGATGCTGTACGAGATCCGCGGCAACGCCCTCACCCTGCCGCGGGGTATGGCAGAGGAGGTCTGGCGGGAAAAGCCGGCCGGAACCACCGCCCGGGACAAGACCCTCAAAGGTGAGCCGCTGACCTTTGACACTTCCCGCTTCACCTTGCGGGGATATCAGCAGAAAGCCGTGAACGCGGCTCTCTCCTGCCAGTGGCATCAGGGGGTGCTGATCGCCCCCTGTGGCGCGGGAAAGACCGAGATCGGCATGGCGGTCATCGCTCATCTGGGCAGACCCGCGCTCTGGATCACCCACACGCTGGATCTGGCGCAGCAGGCCAAGGAGCGGGCGCAGCTGCGTCTGGGGCTGGATGAGCGGGAGGTTTCCATCATCTCCGGCGCACACAAGCGCTGCGGCACCAAGCTGACCATCGCCACCGTGCAGAGCCTGTACCGCATGGAGCTGGACGAGCTTGCCCGCACCGTGGGCGTGGTGATCGTGGACGAATGCCACCATGTTGTCAACAACCCGGAGCAGGCCAGCATGTTTGCGGCGGTGCTCAAATGCCTGCCCGCCCGCTGGCGCTTTGGCCTGACCGCCAGCGACACCCGCAGCGACGGCCTGAGCGAGACCATCTTTCAGGTGCTGGGCCCCCGCGTGGCGGTCATCGAACCGCAGCAGCTGGAACAGATCACCATCACGCCCCGGGTCGAAACGGTGCCCACCCGCTTCGTCTATACGCCCCGCGCCAATGAAAGCCCCATCGACTATGTGCGCCTGATGCGCTGCATGGCCACCGATGCCGACCGGATGCAGACGGTGGAAGGCGTCATCGACCGTGCCGTCACCGAGGGCAGCAGCTGGCTGGTGCTGGCAGCGTCCCTCGCCATTCTGGAACGGCTGCACACCTACGCGCTCAGCCTGGGCCTTGCCGCCGAGTTTGTCTGCGGCGCCACCAAAAAAGCAGAGCGCACAGCTGCCCTCGCCCGCATGAAAGCCGGGCAGGCCCGCATCCTGTTCGCCACCTATCAGCTGGCAAAGGAAGGACTGGACATTCCCTGTCTGGACCGCCTTGTGCTGGCAACACCCACCCGCAACAAGGTCATCGTGCAGCAGAGCATCGGCCGCATCCAGCGCCCCGCACCCGGCAAGACCGAGGCCCTTGTGATCGACCTTGTGGACGAAAAGACCCCGCAGCTTCTGGTGCAGCACAAGCAGCGCCGGACGCTGTACAGGAAAATGAACATCACAGAAAAGGAGTAATTACCATGTCTGAACTGAACTATGCATCTGCCCTCGCCGCTCTGGACGGCGAATTTGAATCCGCCAGCGCCCAGACCGGCGGCAGCGGCGTGCCCGCAGGCCGCTACAACGCCATCCTGAAAGAGGCCAAGATCGTTGCCCGTACCGGCGGCGGCATTGCCCTGAGCGTGTCCTTCATCGTGACCGAGGGGCCGTACAAAGGCCGCTATGCCTTTACCAGCTACGGTCTGAGCAAGAACGGTCTGCCCTTCTTCAAGGGCTTTCTGCAGATGATCCAGCTGCCCCTCACCAAACTGAGCGAGCTGGAAAAAGCCCTGCCCCTGTTCCCGGGGCACATGTGCGTCATCGATGTGCGCCCCGACCGCAAGAACCCGCAGTACACCATGACCTATGTGGACCGGTATCTGGGCATGGGCAATGTGGCCGACTACCTCAAGCCCCCGGCACAGCCCGCCGCGCAGGATGATCTCATCCCGGTGGACGAGCCGGATGATTTTCCTTTTAACTAACAGGAGGTGCGCATGCTCGAACAATTCCCGCAGGCTCTGAAAGAGAGCCGCCGCTGGGTCTGCTTCGATGCTGCCAAAGCGCCCATCAACCCCGCCACCGGGCAGAATGCAAAGCCCAACGACCCCGCCACATGGGGCACGCTGGAAGCGGCACAGGCCGCAGTCTCCCGCTTTGGTCTGCGCGGCGTCGGGGTGCTTTTGGGCGATGGGCTGTGCGGCATCGACATCGACCATTGCCGGGACCCGGACACCGGTGCCCTCTCGGACATGGCCCGGGAGATCATCGACGGGATGCAGACCTACGCCGAGGAAAGCCCCAGCGGCACCGGTGTGCACCTGCTGTTCACCGGCCAAAAGCCGGCCGGTGCCTGCCGCAAAAGCAGCATCGGGCTGGAAATGTACGATGGCGGGCGGTACTTCACCGTCACCGGCAAAGCGCTGAACGATCTTGCCATCGAAGAACGCACCGCCCAGTGCGCCGCCGTGCACGCAAAGTATCTGGCAAAGCCGGAAGCGCCCTGGGTGCCTGCGCCTGCCGGCGTGTGGCAGAAGGTGGACCGCTCCGACGAAGAGCTGCTGCGCACCGCCTGCGCTGCCCGGGACGGTGAGCGCTTTGCTGCCCTGTATGCCGGAGACTGGCAGGCCTACTACAACAGCCACAGCGAAGCCGACCTCAGCTTCTGCAACCTGCTGGCCTTCTGGTTTGGTGCCGATGTGGAGCGCATGGATCATGTGTTCCGCACTTCCGGTCTCATGCGCCCCAAGTGGGATGAACGGCGCGGTGCCAAGACCTATGGCCGCTGGACGCTGGAACGGGCCGTCAGTGACTGTCAGGAGGTGTACACTCCCTCGCCGGAGCCGGACAAAACGCCCTTCGCCGATCAGGACGAAGCCCTCCGCGCCCTGAACGTCAAGTACGGTACGCAGTCGCCCGCCGCCGCACCCGCCCCCGGCGTCAAGACCTACTCGCTGGACGACACCGGCAACGCCCGCCGCTTCCGCGACCGGTACGCCGACCGGGTGCGGTACAACCCCACCGACAAATGCTGGATGGTGTGGGACGGCGCCCGCTGGAAGCGGGACGACCTTGCCACCATCAAGGGCCTTGCAGATGAGATGCTGGACCAGATGGACAAGGCCTGCTTCGGCATCCGGGATATCAACACCGCCGGGGCACTGCGCCGCCATGTGCAGAAGAGCCGTTCCAGCCGCAGCAAAGAAGCCTTCCTGAAAGAAGCCCAGCACCTGCCCGGCATCCCCATGCTGCCGGAGCAGTTCGACCGGAACAAGGGCCTGCTGAACCTGCGCAACGGCATCCTGAACCTTGCCCGCCGGGAGCTTGTACCCCACGACCGGGCCCGCTACATCACCCGCATGGCGCAGGTGGATTACGACCCGGCCGCCCAAGCCCCCGTGTGGGAGGCCTTCATCCAGTCCGTCACCGGCGGGGACGCCCAGCTGGCGGAGTACCTGCAGGTGATGGTGGGCTACTGCCTGTGCGGCTCCACCCGGGAGCAGTGCATGTTTTTCCTGTACGGCGACGGCGCCAACGGCAAAAGTACCTTCCTCGAAACGCTGGCAAAAATGCTGGGCGACTACTGCATGAACGCCCAGGCCGATACCATCGCCAGTACCCGCAGCCGCTCCTCCGGCGCGGCACGCAGCGATGTGGCCCGCCTGAAAGGTGCCCGCTTCGTCACACTGGAAGAGGGCGATCAGGGCGCAACGCTGGACGAAGGCCTTGTGAAGCAGATGACCGGCGGCAACACCATCACCGCCCGCTTCCAGTATGGCAAGGAATTTGAGTTCCGGCCGGAGTTCAAACTGGTGGAAGCCACCAACCACCTGCCCAAGATCCACGGCACCGATGTAGGCATCTGGCGGCGCATCCGGCTGGTGCCCTTCACCCAGAGCATCCCGGAAGAAAAGCAGGACATTCTGCTGCCCCAGAAGCTGGAAGCTGAGCTGCCCGGCATCCTCAACTGGGCGCTGGACGGCCTGCAGAAATGGCTGGCCAACAGTCAGGGCGGCAGGCGGCACGGCCTGCCCGCCTGTGCTGCCGTGGACAGCGCCGTGAGCGCCTACAAGCAGGATCAGGACCGCATCGCGGCCTTTCTGGCCGACTGCACCGAGCCCGCCGAGGGCAGCACCGTGCAGGCCAGCGTGCTGTTCCGCACCTACCTGAACTGGTGCAGCGAGAACAACGAAAAATGGCGCATGGCCAACAAGCAGTTCGGCATGGAGGTGAAGAAGCACTACGAGATCCGCAAGGGCATGTACTACAACGAATATGTAGACATGGCCCTCTCGGACGAAGGAATGCGCTGTATGGCGCTTGGCCGCGGCACCGATCCATCTGTTGCACCAGCCAGAAGCCGTCCTCTCTATGAGCAGACCCGCCTGAAAAACTGAGCGTATGGAGGGTATGGAAGCAGGAAGGGCGTTTCCCAGACTTTTTACTATATATTTTTTGTTACATCTAGGGAGTTTTCAAAAATAGCTTCCTATCCTCCATACCCTCCATAGAAAGGAGCAACCAATTTGACTTACGAAGAGAAAAAGGCATGGCTCTGGCGGTACCGGACGGCCAAGCGGTTTGAGCTGCTCAAACTTGACGAGCTGGCCACGCTGCAGACCGACGCCACCCACACCACCCAGCGCTTTTCCCCTGTGCCGGGCGGCAGCGGCGACGGACAGGCTCTGCCCCGCAATGTGGAACGCATCGACGAGGCCCGCCGGGCCGCTGAGGCGCAGTCTGCCGTGTGCGACGACATCCGGGCCGAGATCATGGAGGTGTTCCGCCAGCTGGACGATGAGGTGGATTTCATGATCCTGTTCCGGCGGTACATCCTGCTGGAGGACTGGCCGGACATCGCGGTCATCGTCCGCATTTCTCGCAGCCAGATGTTCCAGCGCCACAGCGCGGCCATAAAAAGACTGGATATCAAAAGTCCGGACTGAACCGGAGCGAACCGGACTTGATAATACTGTCAACCCCTGCTAAAATTTAAAATGCCGAAGCCCGCAGGAAAGACTTACTCCCTTCATTCCTGCGGGCTTTGTGCTGCCCGGCTGACGCAGAGGATCACCTTTACCGACCAACAGCCTGAATGTACCAGCCGGGTTTCTTTGTTATATCCTGCCGTTCGGATCTTCCGGGCGGCTTTTTGATTTTACGGCAAGAGAGGTGGTGAGGATGACCGACAAGCAGGCGCGGTTCTGTGAAGAGTATATGATCGACCTGAACGCGACCCAGGCGGCCATCCGCGCCGGATACAGCCCCAAAACAGCCCAAGAGCAGAGTGCTCGCCTGTTATCAAATGTTATGGTTCAAAATCGTCTTGCCCAGCTGCAGGCCGAGCAAAGCCGTCGGACCGGCGTATCTGCTGATCGTGTCGTGCGGGAACTTGCCAAGATTGCTTTTGCAAACGCCAGCGACCTGATCGACCCGGAGACAGCTTCCGTGAAGCTGGATGCTTCCCGGGATGATCTGGCCGCAATCCAGTCCATTAAGGTCAAGAGCTTTGGCGAGGACGGTTTGGAACACGAGGTCAAACTTGCAGATAAGCTCCGAGCCCTTGACCTGTTGGGCAAGCATCTGGGTATGTACAAAGACGCATCCGAAAAAGAAAATGCCGCTGCTCAAAATAACGACATACAGACCCTTGCGGATCTGCTGCAACGGCCTGTTCCAAACCGCGATATCAAGGACTTTGAAGAATGAACATTCCGGCTCCATTTTCTGAAAACCAGATGCGGTTCTTCTGGGGCTGCTTTGACCACTGGTTCAACGTTGCAGAGGGCGGTAAACGTGGTGGTAAGAACGTGCTTATCACGATGGCGTATTGCACCATTCTTGAAAAGCATCCGAGCCGCATCCACTTGATCGCGGGCGTATCCACTGCGACGGCCCGGCTGAACATTCTGGACTGTGACGGCTTCGGCCTGAAAAACTATTTTGAGGGCCGCTGCCGTGAGGGCACCTACCAGAACCGCGACTGTCTGTACATCCAGACTGCCACCGGCGAAAAGGTGGTGCTGGTGTCTGGTGGTGGCAAAGCCGGTGACGAAAAGCTGATCAAGGGCAACACCTACGGCACCGCGTACATCACCGAAGCCAATGAATGCAGCGAAACTTTCATCAAGGAAGTATTCGACCGTACCCTGTCCAGCCCGGACAGAAAGGTCTTTCATGATCTGAACCCCAAGGCGGAGGGGCACTGGTACTACAAGACCGTGCTGGACTTCCACGAAGCAAAGCAGCGCGAAAATCCCGCCTACGGCCTGAACTATGGACACTTCACCATTGCGGACAACATGAGCATCTCGGACGAGCAGCTCCGGGCCGTGCTTGCCACCTATGACCGCAAGAGTATCTGGTACGCCCGCGACATTCTGGGCCAGCGCAGAGCCGCCGAGGGCCTGATCTACGATATGTTTGACTTCACGGCCAATGTCTATACGGTTCCGCCCACTGCAATGCAGGCCGTTTCCACCCGCACCATTGCGGTAGACTACGGAACCTTGAACCCAACCTGTTTTCTCTCGATCTTTGACGACGGTGAAACTGTCCGTGTTGACCGGGAATACCGATGGGATGGCCGCAAGGAACGCCGCCAGAAAACCGATGAAGAATATGCCGACGACTTCATGGCCTTTATGGGAGATAACCCCTGTGCGGCCTATGTGGACCCGTCGGCGGCATCTTTCATCACCGCACTGCGCCAGCGCGGCGTCTATGTCATGGAAGCCAACAACGATGTACTGAACGGCATCCGCCGGTGCAGCACCCTGATCTCCAAGCGCCGCCTTCTGGTAAACAAAGCCTGCACCGGTCTGTTGGACGAGTTTGGCCTTTACCGCTGGGACGATAAGGCTGCACTGCTGGGCGTGGAGAAACCCGTAAAGGAAAACGACCACGCAATGGATGCCCTACGCTATTTTGTAAATTCCCTGCCTGATTGGAGGTTTGAGCATGTCCAGGCGTAACAAGAACCGCCCCGCCGGGGGCACACAACCGAATACCCTGACACTGGATGCTTTCTCCAACCCGCTGTTCCGGCTGGGCTATGGCAGCCAGAGCCCGCTGGAAGCCACCAGCTATCCGCTCACCCGAATGACCGGCAACTATGCGCTGCTCAACAGCCTCTACCGTGAAAACTGGGTCGTGCAGAATGTTGTTGGCCTGATGGTGGACGATATGCTGCGGGAATGGTACGAACTCAAGGACGCTGCGCCCGATCAGCTGAAAGCTCTGCATCGTGCTGAGCAGCGCGCCGGTCTGCGCAGATGTATTTCCACCGGCCTGAAATGGGGTCGCCTGTATGGCGGTGCCGCCGGGCTGATCCTGATCGCCGGGCAGACCGACCTTTCCCAACCGCTGGACCCCGACAGCATCCAGCCCGGCAGTTTCCGGGGCCTGTACATCCTTGACCGCTGGCAGGGTATCTCACCGGAACCGGGCCTGACCTTTGAGGGTGGCGAGGTGGTGCCTGCGTTCTATTCCATCAACGATGCCGCCGGGCATATCGTCACCCGGGTGCATCACTCCCGCGTCGTCCGGTTCATTGGCAGAGAACTGCCGGAACTGGAACGGCAGGCGGAGCTTTACTGGGGCGAATCCGAGGTGGAAGCCCTGTACAAGGATGTTGTGGCCCACGATAATGTTTCGGCCAACATGGCAGCGCTAACCTTTCAGGCCAACATCAACACCATGGAGGTCAAGGGTCTGGAACAGCTGCTTTCCCTTTCCAGCCCGGATGTGCAGCGGCGCTTCTGGAACACCATGCAGGCCCAGAGTGTGCTGCGCTCCAACTTTGGTGTACAGCTGGTGGAACAGGGCAACAAGATCAACAATACACAGTACACCTTCACCGGCCTGCAGGAAGTGTACGAGAGCATGTGCCTGAACCTGTGCGGCGCATCCCACTACCCTATGACGAAGCTGTTCGGACGCTCTCCTGCCGGCATGAACGCCACCGGCGAAAGCGATTTGAAGAACTACTACGACTATGTGGATACCCTGCGGGAAAGCAGACTGCGCCCGGTTCTGGAAAAGCTGCTGCCTGTTCTGGCCCGTTCCGCAGGCATCCAGCTGGAAGATGCAGACCTCAGCTTCCCGCCGCTGTGGACACCAACCGCAAAAGAGACCGCCGACATTGCCAAAATCAAGGCTGACAGCATCGTTAGTGCGTTTCAGTCCGGCTTGCTGGATGTGCCCGCTGCACAGCAGGAGCTGCGCCGCCTGAGCGATGAGACCGGCATGTTCGGCAGTATCACCGATGAAGCCATTGCCGCTAATGCGGGCAAGACTTATCAGGACGTGACCGCCATGCGCGACCCGCTGGCGGGGCTGACAGAAAATCTGACCGGAATGGAGGTTCCTACTGCGGACACCTCGGTATTCGATTTCAACTCCCGCCACGACCCCTCCGACGGACGCTTTACAAGCGGCGGCGGGAGCGGTAAAATAGAGAAAACCAAGTACGCACCGTCTCCGCAGAGGAGCGAGAGCAAAATTCAGCTCAAGCCCAAGACCTATGCAAGGCTCACCGGTGTGTTGAACACGCAGTACCCGGGGCTTCTGGCTGGTGAAAAGGTCATTATTCGGGATTCCAATTATCAGTACCACGTTACTGCAGATGGCTTTGGTGGACTGAGCGTTGAACGGCGCATTCCAATCACGAACAGGAGGAAAAAATGAGCAAGCAGGAATCTGTATGGGTGCAGTATGTTCGTGAGCACTATGAACCTGCCTCTGATGTCGAGATGTCCTATGAGGACGAAAATAATTTGCTTTGGCTTTTGAATGCACCGGCAGGATATCAGGTTGAGGACGAGATGCTTGAGTATGCACAAAAGCACCCGGATGCAAGCATGAAAGAACTTATCGAATACTTCGATGAAGTTGCCCCGGACGGGCTTACTCCGGGCGACGATGGGCTAGACCTTGAGGAGAATTGACCTATGGCCAAGGATGATTACTTTGTTCTTGCATATCGCATTCTTTCATATCTCTACGCCTGCTTCAAAGCTGGCGAACGGCCTGATATGGACTGCATTTCAGCGGATGTTCTTCATATCCCCGTGGGGTACTGGTTCAACATCATGCGCAGCCTGACAGAAGAAGGCTATATTGTAGGGCTTGTTTTCCCTGCGTCGATCGGCTCCGCTGTCAGCGTCAAAGTCATTGACCTTCGCATTACGCAGAAAGGCATTGAGTTTTTGCAGGAAAACAGCATGATGAAAAAGGCCGCTGCTTTCCTCAAAACGATCAAGGAAACAGTGCCCTGCATTTAATTTAACAGTACAAGCGTCAGACGAAAGTCCGGCGCTTTTCTTTTGCCCATTTTCAGGAGGAAGCCTATGCCCACCCTTGCCCGTGCATCCCCTGACCGGGAACTGGAACGGCTCATCCGGCTGTACCTGCGTGCCGAAACAGATATCATCAACGAGATCGGCCGTCTGCGCAGTCAAGGCCTTGTGGATTATCACGCTGTGGCTGCTCTGGAACGGGTGCAGGCCATTCTCCGCCAGCTTGAAACGCAGGACTGGGAGTATGTACCGCGCCTTGTGGAAGCGCAGTTCTATGTGCGCCGCCCGGATGCCAGAGCTGTGCCCGGCGAGACGGTAGAAAAGCATCGGGCCGGGTATCTCAATGCTAAGACCCTCACCAGCACCCAGACGGACATTGTGCAGCGGCTGACCATGAACCTCATGGGCCAGCTGACCGATGCCCACAGCACTGTGCTGGCAGGCCTGCAGAGTGCCCTGCTGGGCCGCACGGAACCGGACATTTACCGGCGCGTTGGGCTGGAACAGGTAGCCGAACAGCAGGCTGCAGGGCGTGGCATCAACCAGAGCGTGCCCGCCTTTGTGGACGCTCTGCGCCGGGAAGGCGTGACAGCCTTCACTGACAAAGCAGGCCGGAACTGGAGCCTGCACACCTATGCAACAATGGTCTCCCGCTCCACCTCGCGGCAGGCAGAGATCTTGTCTGTGATAACCGCTGACCCGGAACAGGATCTATACCAGATCAGCGCCCACGGCACCACCTGTGCCCTGTGCGCTCCCTACGAGGGCCGGGTGTATAGCCGCAGCGGAAAAGACCCGGACTTCCCGCCGCTTTCAGACGCCTTCGGCAAGATGGACCCCGCTGGGCCGGATGATCTTTCCAACAGCTGGCTGAACATCCACCCCAACTGCCTGCACAGTCTCCGCCCGTGGACACCGGCAGGACGCACGCCGGAAGAGCTGGAACGCATCAAACGTTTTTCAAGCCCAAAGACGAACCCCTACAGTCGCGACCCGCGCACCGAGGAGCAGATCAAAGCCTACCGCGCCAAAGAGAAGGGCCGTGCCAAGTGGCTGCGTGAATACAGGCAGTGGGAGAAGTACCGCACCACGCTGGGCGACAAGGTGCGCAAGACCTTTGCCACCTTCCAGCGGCACAAGCTGGCCGGGGATGAAAAATATCAGGGCTGGGTGAGCGCTTACCGTGACCGCCAAACCTGAAACGAACACGATGCAGACAGCACCGTGTTTTTTTATACCCATTTTTCGGAGGTGATGCCCCTTGATTGCCTATTACGGCAGTAAAATCAGCGAACACATGACCAAGACCCCGGAGGGCTTCCTCATCTGCCATGACGTGCCCATTGCGCGCATCGGCCAGCAGGAATACTTTGCCGGGGAACTGGGCCTTGACGGCGATCCTGACCGCCTTGTGCAGGTGCAGCGCCGCCCTGAAGATGTGTTCGACCCGGCAGCAGTTGCCAGTTTCGAGGGTAAGGATGTAACCCAGAATCATCCTCCTGAACGCCTGACGCCGGAAAATCACGCCCTTTACGCCAAGGGCCACGCAGAGAATGTTCACCGGGAGGGCGATTATCTTGTCGCTGACCTTCACCTGAAGGATCCCGGCCTGATCTCTGATGTGGAAAACGGCGTGACGCGGGAGGTGTCCTGCGGCTACCGGTGCTGCTACATGCCGGACGGCACGGGATACCGCCAGACTAATATCCGAGGAAACCATGTTGCGATCGTGCCCAGAGGGCGCGCAGGGCATCTGGTTGCCATTCAGGACAGTGCCGCCGCACCGGCGGAGAAAGGAACTGCAATGAACGAATCCGAAAAGAACCCCGCCGCTGTTGTGACTGCCGCGCCGGAAGCCGCACCCGCATCTACGCCGGAAGCTGAACCCGCAAAAGACGCACAGCCCCCTGTGGCCGAAACTGCCCCCGCAGAGGACAGTGTCCCGCCTGCACCGGCAGAAAAGCCCGCAGGCAACAGTATTGATGCCAAGCTGGATGCTATCCTGAACGCCGTGACCACGCTGGTAAAGGCGCTGTCGCAGAAGGCACAGGAGCCTGTACAGCCGCCCGCCGACGCTGACCCCGGCAAGGATGACGGCGTGGACGGCCTGCTGGCAGGCATCACCAAGGCCGCACAGGACAGCGCAGCACAGGCTGCCCACCGTTCCGGCCGCACCAGCTACGAAGCAGCCTGTGAAGAATCGCAGGCCGCGTATGACGCATTCAACCCGCACAAGCATAAGGAGGCTTGATCGTATGGCACTTTCTCAGCTCAATCCGCAGATCATCGGCGCGGAGATGGAGCACGGCTTTGCCGGTTCCTACGCACGCCAGCCCGACATGATCGTTGTCACTCGCCCTGTGGGCGAAAAAGAGCCCCTGCCCTTCGGCATGGCTCTGATGTATGATGCAAATGGTGCCGTTGTCCTGATGCAGGGCTCCGGCGTTACCGCAGACAGGTTTGCGGGCGTTGCAGGCCGCGAGATGCGCTCTGCCCTGTCTTACACCGACCAGAACACCGGCGCATACACCACCGGCGATGCTGGCAGCGTGTTCCAGCGCGGCAGCATCAACGTGCTGTGCCAGAAGGGCACCCCGAAGCGCGGCGGCGCAGTGTACGTGCGCATCATCAAGAACACTTCGCTCCCCAATGCTGTCGTGGGCGGCTTTGAGGCCGAGGCAGACAGCACCAGCGCCAACACCGTAAAGCTGACCGGTTGCCAGTGGGGCGGCTCTGCAGACGCAAACGGCGTGGCCGAGCTGGTCATTCTCACCCGTCAGAACGTGTAACAGGAGGAACAGAATATGGCAGATTTCCAGAATGTCGGCAATTTCGATGCCGGTGTGTTTACCCCGAAGCTGGGCGGTGTTGCGCCGTCCGGCTCTTCTTTTACCATGGACGCAGCAGGCATTGCGTCTGGTGGCGCATTCCTGACCAGTGAGCTGGAAAAGCGTGACCCGCTGATCCGCAAGCCCCTCACCAGCGTCACCTATGCCCGCGATATCCCCATCCAGACCGGCGGCGGCTGGGTGGACTACGTCACCGCCATGAACGTGGCCTACGGCATCACCGGCGGCTCCGGCTCCGGTGCTGTGGGTGCAGGCGGTGCCAACGGCACGCCCATCATTCAGGCCAACGTTGCCAAGGGCGCATACAAGGCGCACCTGTTCAGCGCGGCTCTGCGCGTGAACTTCGTGGACATGCAGCGCTCCAACCTCATCGGCCGCAGCCTTGATCAGCTGCTGCAGGACGGCATCCGCCTGACCTACGACAAGCACATGGATGCCAACGTCTACACCGGCTTCGAGGACTACGGCACCACCGGCCTGATGAACAACCCCAATGTCACCGAGACCACTGCTGCCAGCAATGGTGCGGACTCCTCCTCTACCAAGTGGAAGGATAAGACCCCGCAGCAGATCCTGAAGGACGTGAACGACCTGCTGAGCGCTGTGTGGGCTTCCTGCGAGTATGACACCGATGCCATCCCCAACCACATCCTGCTGCCTTATGAGCAGTACAACTACATCCTGACCACCATGGTGTCCGATCTGGCATCCGAGACCATCTACGACTTCCTGATGAAGAACAACGCCGCTGTCAAGAATGGTGGTGAGTTGTTCATCGGCGGCTGCCGCTGGTGTAAGGGCGCAGGTACCGGCAAGACCGACCGCATGGTGGGTTACGTGAACAAGCCCCGTTACATCAAGATGGACGAACTGGTGCCTATGAGCCGCATCATGACTGCTCCTAACGTGACCAATGTCTGCTATGATACTGCATACATGGCAAACATTTCCGAGGTGCAGCTGTTCTACCCCACCTCCATTCTGTACGTGGACGGCATCTGAGAAAGGAGAAGCATCATGTTCATCCTCGCAAAGCGCAACATCATCATTCCCAGCCCTGCACCCGGTGTTGCACCGGTCGTGCTGAAAAAGGATGGTTTTGCCACCGTCCCCGACTGGGCCGCGGAGACGGCCTATTTTAAGGCACTGGCGGCCGATGGTAAGATCGTTGCCACCGAACACCGCGATAAGGACATTCAGGCTGCAGCTGAAAAGCCGGTAAAGACCCGCAGGGCCAAGGCTGAGGAGAAGCCCGCAGAGCCTGCTGCGGCAGAGTAAGGAGAACGGCATGATCTACGGTGCACAGTTTGGTGGAGTCCGCCAGCAGGCGGCGAACCTCGGCGGCAGCGTCGGAAATTACACCGCTGAGCAGTTCAAGGAAGAATATCCGCAGTTCTGCAATGCCGACGGCAAGTGTCACCTGCCGGATGCTCTGCTGAATGAGATCGTGCGCATGGCCAATGTCAGCGTACAGCCGGACAAATGGCTGTACAGCTGGCACTACGCCGTGGGGCTGTATGTGGCACATTACGTGACCCTGCAGCTGCGCACCTTTGCTGAAAGCAGCGCAACGCCTGCGCAGGCTGCAGCTTCCGGTGCACTGGTGGGCGTGGTGAAATCCGCCACACTGGGCGACAGTTCTGTGACCTACGACACCTCCGCCCTGACCGCAGGCACTGAGGACTGGGGCGACCTGAATGCTACCACTTACGGCCAGATGCTGGCCAACCGCGCCCGGTTCATCGGGCTTGCGGGCAGTTATGTGATCTGAGGTGATGAAGGATGGACTGGACGGACTGGTACACCGACACGGCAGATGTGTTCCGCAATGAGAAAGTGACCGAGAACAGCCTGACCCACATGGAACGCAGGAAGGTGCTTTCCGGTGTTGCCTGCCGGGTCTATCAGACAAAGCCCAGCGGGCTGCAGATGAACCAGACTGCTGCCAGCATCACCCAGACCGATAAGCTGGCCTGCGGCATCGAAGTGGATATCAAGCCCGGAGATGAGCTGGTGATCCACAGAGGTGCAAAGCTGGGTTATACTGCGCCGGACGAGCGCTATTTTGCAGACACACCGGAGCGCTATTATGAACCCTTCGGTGCGGTCATGCCGGGGCTGGCCCATCAGGAGATCACACTGTTGAAGCAGGAGCGTGTGAAATGACGCTGGATGAATACATTCAAAAACTGGAAGCAGCTCAAAAAGTTCTGCCGGATATGATTTCTGTTGCCGCGAAGAACGCCACCATCCGCGCAGTGGAAGCCGCACAGGAAAAGACCCCGCCCACAGCAGACAGCCTGAGCGGCATCAACACCCGCACCGGTGAACTGAAGCAGCATTGGGCCACGGACAGCAAGATCATCCCGGAGCAGCAGGCCGGGCAGTATGTCACCGAGCTGAATAATAACAAAGAATATGCTTCTTTTGTGAATGACGGCCACCGGATGGACAAACATTTTGTGCCCGGCCTGTATGTGAACCCTGCTTCCGGCCTGCTGGAATATGACCCCAGCCGGAAAGATGAGGTGGGCATCATGGTGGGCACCCAAACGCAGTACGTGGAAGGCTTGCACATGACCGATGCTGCCCAGCAGGCTTACGAAGAAACGCTGCAGGCGGAACTGGAAAGAACCGGCAGAGAGCTGGAAAGGATTCTGAGATGAACTTTACCGTTACCACCATTGCACGTTCGCTGGCGGCACATCTCTCGCCTGTCCTGCCCGGCGTACAGATGCTGGAAGACCCTGCCCAGCAGGGTGTGGAACCGCCCTGCATGTTCCTGCAGCAGCGGTATTACAACATCAAACCGCACCCGGGTGGGCGCTGGCTGCGCACCATCGGCGTAGACCTGACCTATCTGCTGGATTACAACCTGCCCGACCTGCAGCAGCAGTACAGTGCCGCCGCAGAAACCTTAGACCTCTGCATGGAGGTGTTTCCCTATACCGATGGTACAGACACCGCCCTGCTGCGGGCCTATGACCGCAAGACAGACATTGATTCCGACGGTTTGCATTACAAATTCGAGCTGCGTATTTTTGTGGAAAAGCCCGAAGATGCTGTAAAGATGCAGACCCTGAGCATCGATCAGAAGGTGGATAAATGAAAGAAAAAGAAACCCAGTATCGCCGTGAAGTTCTGCTGAAGGACCCGCGTTTTGCGAGATATCAGCCGGACTTTCTGGCTGCGGTACTGAACAAACCGTATTACACCCTCGCAGAGGCGCAGGCCGCTGTGAAAGATTTTTGGAAGGAGTGACCCGCTATGGCAGCAGGTGGAACCTTTACCGTACAAAACAAAGTCCGGCCGGGCGTTTACTTTCGCTTCCGGTCGAAGAACAAACAGGATCTGACCGTCGGCGACCGCGGCATTGCTGCGCTCTGTGAACCTCTGCATTGGGGTCCGACGGCTAAAGTGATTGAGATCGATGCCGGTGCCGACATGACCGTGTACACCGGTTATGATATTACTGCGCCGGAAAACCGGTTTCTGACCGAGATCTTCAAGGGCACCAACCGCACGGCAGCGCCCCGCAAGGTACTGCTGTACCGTCCCACGGCCAGTGGTGCCGTAAAAGCCACCATGGAGATCGCGCCGCTGACCGCTACCGCAAAGTATGTGGGCGTACGCGGGAACGATATCTCCGTCGTTGTGACGGCGCTTTCCTCGCCGGAAGGCAGCTTTGAGGTCTCAACTGTAGTGGATGGTGAGATCAAAGACCAGCAGACCGCCAAGACGGTGGAAGAACTGGCTGCAAACAGCTGGGTGGACTGGAGCGGCACCGGCGCTCTGACTGCCAATGTCGGAACTGCCCTGACCGGCGGAGAGGACGGCGTGGTAGCAGCTTCGGCTTACAGCGCATTCCTGACCGCCATTGAGCCCTACAAGTTCGATGTGCTGATCTACGATGGCGCGGACAACACGGCGCGTACCGCGATGGAAAGCTTCATCAAGCGGGTCAATACCGAGACGGGCCGCTATTCTCAGCTGGTGGAATCCGGCAGCACCAATCCTGACACCCGCTATATCGTCAACGTGGACACCGGCGTTGTGCTGGACGATGGCACAACCCTGACCCCGCAGCAGGTGTGCTGGTGGGCAGGCGGCGCACTGGCTGCAGCCACCTATGGCGAAGACCTGACCAACGCCGTCTATCCCAATGCTGTGGACATCTCTCCTCGGCTGACCCACAGCCAGTACGTGGATGCCATCAATTCCGGCAAGTTCGTCCTGAATGCCGATGATGGTACAGTCCGCGTGGAGTATGATATCAATTCTCTGGTCACCTACACTTCGGAGATCGGCGAGGTGTACCGCTACAACCGTACCATGCGGCTGTGCAACACCATCGCCAACGACCTGTATTCTCAGTTCTCCAAGAACTATGTGGGCATTGTGGACAACACCGATGCGGGCCGCATGGAGTACAAGAGCGCCGTCGTGAAGTACCTGACCCAGCTGCAGGCATCCGGTGGCATCCAGAACTTTGATGGCGAAACCGATGTCACCGTTGAGAAGGGCGATGCCAAGGACGCGGTGCTTATCACGCTGGCGATCGAAGCCGTGGGCAGCACCAACAAGATCTACATCACGCTGGATGTGGCGTAAGGAGGGATTTTAATGTATTTGCTTGCACAGGACACCCTGAACGGTGCCGAAGGCAAAATCACCGTCACTCGTGATGGCCGCATCACAGAGATCTGCGGCATGAAAAACATCAAGACGGTGGCTGGCATTCAGACCTCGGACATGAAGACCATCGGCACCCGCACGGTGCAGAAAAAGGCCAATGGTGTCACGCAGACCGGCACCGGCAATGTCTACTTTGGTTCCAACGGCAGCAACCTGTTCACTGATATGCTGCTGCAGTATATCAACACTGGTGTAATGGAAACCTTTGATATCACCATCACCAACAACGACCCCACGGCCAGCGTGGGCGATCAGGTCATGGGCTATTATGGCTGTATGCTGACCGGTGAGATCCCGCTGTCCATCCTGAACGACGACGAAGCAATGCTGAACTATGACTTCAATTTCAGCTACACCAAGGTAAACCGTCTGAAAGCATTTTCCGACCCGGTCAATCTGGGCAACTGATAGGAGGTATTCTTTATGAGCGCACTTTCCGCATTTCTGCATCCCGCTGTTCCTACGGAAGAAAAGGAGCTTGTCATTTCCAAGCGCTTTCTCGGCGCAGATGGCAAACCTGTTCCGTTTAAGATCCGCGCCCTGACCCAGGAAGAAAATTCTTCCCTGCTCAAGGCATCCACCCGCAAGAAAAAGGTAGGCCAGCAGTGGCAGGACGAGATGGATGCCAACGAATATTCCAGCCGCATGATCGTGGCTGCAACGGTATTCCCCGACTTTCACAGCGCTGAGCTGTGCGAAAACTATAACACCAAAGATCCTGTCCAGGTCCCCGGCAAGATGCTGCTGGCCGGTGAGTTTCTCAAACTCATCACCGCAATCAACGAACTGTCCGGATTGGATGAAGGCCCGGACGAAGAAGCAAAAAACTGATCGCCGGGGACCTCTGGGATATTGATGTTCTGACAGCTTACTACTGTTTTGACAATCTCGGCTGGTCCCCCGGTCAATACGATGCCCTGCCGGAGCGTGAAAAGGCTCTGGTCCGGGCATTTGCTTTGCGTACAATGGAAAAGCGCTTAAAAGAATCCCGACAGATGAAGGAGGCTGGACACAGTGGCTGATATCCATTCAAGGTTCATTCTGGACGATCAGGCTTCCAATCCGCTGGCCGGGTATATCACAGTCGCGAAGAATGCGGCTTCTGCAACCACCGCTGCACAGCGCCAGCTGAAAAGCTATGAATCCGCACTGCGGAGCACAGAGCTTGCTTCTGCTAAGGCAACTGCGGCCTTTGAAGCCAGTGCTCAGCAGCTGGATGCCATGCGCGCTGCCGGTGAAGCGGGCACCGCTGCGTACAAACAGCTTGAGACCCAGAACGAACGCCTGCGTTTGAAGGTGGAAGCGCTGGGTACACAAACCGGCATCCTTACCGGAAAAGCCCGTGAAACGCAGGCTGCGGTGGAAAAAGAAGCCGCCGCTATCCGAGAACAGGCCGATGCCGCTGAAAAAGCATCCAAAAGCACCAAAGAACTTTCGGACAATCAGAAAGCGGCCACGTCTTCCGCTGATGCTCTGGCAAGCGCTGTGAAACGGCTTGCTGCTTCTTACCTCAGTATTCAGGGGCTGAAAAGAGCCGTAGACCTTTCAGACAGCTTGGTTTCTACCCGCGCCCGGCTTGACCGTATGAACGATGGCCTGCAGACCACGCAGCAGTTGGAAACGATGATCTACCAGTCCGCGCAGCGTTCCCGCGGCAATTTTATGGACACCATGGGGCTGGTTTCACAGTTGGGTACTATGGCGGGCAGCGCATTTGGCAACACAAAGGAGATCGTTCAGTTTGCAGAACAGTTGAACAAACAGCTTGCGCTCTCCGGCGCATCCGGGCAAGCTGCGCAGGCTGCAATCCTTCAACTGGAACAGGGCCTTGCATCCGGCGTGCTGCGCGGCGATGAGCTGAACAGCGTCATGGAGCAGGCACCGGCCATTGCAAGAGCCATTGCGGACTATCTGCAGGTGGATATGGGCAAGCTGCGGGAGATGGGTCAACAGGGCCAGCTCACCGCCGCCGTTGTGAAGAACGCCATGTTTGCCGCCGCCGCAGGGACCAACGCCGAATTTGCCAAAACTCCCATGACTTGGGCGCAGGTGTGGACGGTGGCTTCCAACGCTGCCATCCGCGCCCTTGACCCGCTGCTTGCGGCCATCAACTGGGTAGCGAACAACATCCAGACGGTCGTCCCCATTGTAATTTCTCTGGGAACCGCCTTTGGTGTGCTGCTGATCGCCGCCAACTGGACGAACATTCTGGCATTTGCTTCTGAGAAAGCCGCTGCCGCAC